ATTTTTCATAGTATATCTTTATATCATTGTATAAATTATCTAAATTATACCATTGATAATATGAGTTTTGATTTATTTGGTCAACATTGTTATTATGAATTAAATCATACAGCACATTTTTCTTTATTAATGAATTAAATAATGCGGGTAGCCTAAATATTTTTAAATCATCACATTTAACCATTTCTCTAACCATTAGTTCAAATAAGTAACGATTATTACCATAACTTAATTTTGAAATATTAGGTGAATAATTTTCATTAACTGATAGTGGGGAATCATTATAAACATCAATAGTTGAAATTAATGTTATCTTTGAATAATGGAATTTATTAATAGTATCAATAATAGAATAAATATTATTAATATCTTTAGTTAAGTTTTGATTTACTAACCATTTTGTTGCTGGTAGGCATGTTAGGAATAATTCATCTCCATCTTTAGCTAGATATTCAAATGTGTATAAGTTTTTACTATTAAACTCAACATCAAATGTTTCAAATTTTTTAATGGTTTGCCCCACTAATCCAGTATCGCCAATTAATAATTTCATGTATTTGTTTTTCTATAATGAATATTCCTTGTATTTTGCCTGTAAAACAGTTTACTATATTATTTTCTTGAGTTACTACAGGGTATCTATTAGCTGAGTTACTTTTTACTTTTGATTTAACTGATATAAAATAGTTATCATAAGCAAAATGTTCTAAAAATTCAGGGTAATAATGTTTAATTTTGTTTTCAATTAATTGTTGTTTTTCTAAAACATTATCAACTTTAAAATTATTTAACTCATCAATATTATTAGTAGTAAATAAAGGTGTATGTTCTACATCTGTTACTGTGTATAATTTATCTTTATACGGGTAAATAGAAAAGAAATTACCATCTACTAAAGTAAGAGCACCAAATGATGTTGGTTGAATTTTCTTATATAATAATGATAAAGTTAATTCATAGAATGCATTATCAATTGGACTTAAATGATTATTAGTAGCATTGATTACTAAATCATATTCTTTAGATAATGCTTTAATATCAGTTATTTCTTTTTTAACAATAATATCTTTTAATATTTTATTAAAGTAAAGATTAACTAGTTCAAAATCAATATATCGTTCTTCAGTTTTGATAATTCCTTCAATATGTTCAAATTCAGAAAATTGTTTTTTATAATGTTGAGGTTTATCAAATATTTCTCTAAATGTATAGTAATCTATTAATGAATCATCAGCAACACAATATAAATTATTTTCAACTTCACTAGTTAAAATTTTATATTCATCCATAAACTGAGGGAATGTTGTTTGGCATAAATTCCTAGTTCTGTAGTTTCGAGCATAATGATAACCTAAATGAAGACGATTTTGATTAAAATATGATGTTGCTTTAAATAACTCATTTTTTTCAAATAACGTTACATCATTATCTTTCATCAATTTACGAGCTAGATGACATCCAACCCAACCACCACCAATAATTGCTATTCTCATTTTATACGTCAATAACCATGTCTAAACCAGTACTCTGTCCCCAATTTGATTTATTTTTATATAAATCTAATGATGGATAATATTCAGTTCTTCTAACTACATCAGTTCCAAACCAATTCTCGTAACCAACTAATTCCCATTCTCCATCCTTATCATTCCCATTATAAATTGCTGGTGTTGGTTCAGTTTGCCATAAAATGTAATCTTCAGCACTAACCCCCCAATATTTCCATTTTTTTAGTGATTCTCTTGATAAATCTGTATTTCGAATACTCATCAATTTATCTTTAACAGTTAACAAATATTCGTACTTGTAAGCTCCAATTGACATAGATGGAGTTAATCTCATTGCTACTTTATCTGGTCTTTCTGGTGGAATGTTATATATTAATTCTTTAAATTTGGGACCTACTTTACAAGTATCATGAACTAAAAACCAATAATCGGCTTGTATTTGTTTATCTACAATTTCAATTAATGGACTGTATTCGTATGAATTATGTTCTAATTGATGATAATGAATACCATCTTGATTTTGATAAACATAATCTCCACAACCAGCAATAAACACATGAATATCATTCGGTTCTATACCTTGTTCTAATAATGATGGAATTACTATTGGGAGAGATTGTTGATAAAAATTTATATTACTTGCAATGGCAATTGTTATTTTCATATATAAAATACATTTTGATCAAAGAAATGTAAATGACACATATTATCCATCATTATATTTTTATGACTTGGATCGTGAATATTATGTTCTATAATTGAATTTAATAAAGAAATATATGTAGACTCTAAAAGTAAATGTTCTTTTTTAAGATTGTTACGTTCTACACAATCGGCTAAGAATTTTTCACAACTCCATCCATCTACATATTCCCAAATTCTTCCATTATATCCATCTAATGATTTAATTAAATTATAAGTTTCATCAATATAGTGGGTATCATTCAAGTAATCTGTTTTAGATACATTAATTAAATAAAAATTAGTTTGAGGTTTGAAATCTTCTTTTAATATTCTATCGATATCAAAATCATACATAACCATACCCCCATATCCAATTCCATTTAAATAATAAAAATCAGCTTCCTTAATTTCTTTATCTAATAATTCAATATGGATAACCATATCATTAGCTGACTTACATAACCATTCAATGTTATTTTCCTTACAGTAATTAAATAACATGTTATCTAAATCTGCAGTTCCAAAATTATGTCCACGATTATTAGTTGAATTTAATAATATACAATTCGGAAAATGATGTTTACACATCAAAGCATGATCATTAATGTGCTCTTCACTATCAAAATTAGTTGCAATAATAATTTGAGAAAAATTGTTTATTACATCTCTATTATAAGCAAAGTATTTATCAGTTTTAATTAAATCATTTGTAGAACCTATATAACCAATAGTACCGTAAGCTGATTTATTAATAAGTTGCTTTAAATTCATCAGGAGTAATTAAATTAAGTAATTCTTTTTTATTAGCTTCAAAATGTTCCCAAGTAAACGAATCAGTATATGGTTCAGGTGAAGTACCATTATTTTTAATAACACCTACACCATAATCGGCATCAATCACACAACATTCATATGTAGGATTATTATGTTTAAAGCTAACAAATGCTTTCCATGTATCTCCATTCCAAGCTACAGTTTCGCGAGGGACTTTTTGAGCTTCGTAACTAATAGGGTTACAATCATGCATTACAATAAATCCATTTTTAACTAAATGATTTAATGAATTAGCTATATCTTTAGCTACTTGGTCTGAATGGTGTAATCCATCTATAAAAATGATATCATACTTAATATCATCATGACCCTTAATTAATTCAAAGAATCCATCTGAAGTCATAGGGTAATTAACTTCAGGAACAACTACTCCTTCAGCTCCTGGGTCAACTCCATCTTTATGAGATGCTTTTACTTCACGAATATTTTCTCCGTGAAATACCCCAATCTCAAGATAATTAACTAAATTATATTTATCTATTAAGTAATTAATAGCACTATAACGTTTAAATGGTATGCTGTCATAGCGAATAATATCCGGGTTATCTAAATTGTCTGTATACATTATAATGTGTCGTAATATGCGTTTTGTTTTTCTTGACGTTTGATATCTTTATGATGCCATAAAAATAATTCAGCTGGAATGTATGAAAGAGATCCATATCCTTCAAGTACTTCATGTACTTTATTTTTCCATCTGATAGTACCATCATTTTTGAATATGCGATGTTGCCAATCAGGGAAATTAATTAGATCTTGATTATCAATTTTTTGTACTCGCCACCCCCACTTTTTAATATGTTCTTCGGTTAATCCATCAACTGTATTACGTCGTGAAATGTAAAATGATTCTGCTAATCCTCGATTTGATTCAAATATAGCAGGTAAATATGCCCAAAATTCTTTTGATGGTAATTCATCAGCATCAATTTGAACAATATAATCGCCAGTACAATATTCTAAGAATTTATTCTTCCAATCGGCAAAATGACCATCAAAATCCCATTGACGCCATGTTTGTACATTGGGTAATTTATTGAATGTAAGAAGATATTCTAATACTTCGGGTGTACCGTTTTTTTCATCATACAAGATAACAATTTCATCTTGTATTTGTTTATTTTCTAATAAATTGGGGAGAAGTTGTTTTATCTCCTCCAATTCATTACATACTGTTACTGCAAAACTAAACTTCATTGTCGTTTTTGATTAAAGTAGAATATAGATACAAAGCAGCGGGAAACATTACATTTGGAAATAATGTTGAATTTTCCATATCTAGTTTATGAGTCTGACCTACAATTGCTTTATCCTTATCTGTGATTGGGATGTATTTAGCTACTCTCCAACCCCAATTATCTGCATTTTTACCGTCTGGAAATAACATAGCTTCTTTTTGTTCATTCAGTACTGTAGGATACCAAACAAAACCATCATCATCAACTAATTTTAAATCTTTAAATAATTCTGGTTGCGAGTCAAAAATAGATTTTTCTACATCTGAACCTTCTACCATACCTTCATTAGTTTGGTATCCACAGCTTTGACAGATACGAGTATTTACACCACTCATTTTTACTTCAAATACACTGTGTTCTGTTCCACAAATAGGACAATCTTGTAGTTCTTCCATTATTTTGCTTTTTTAAGTGTTGGTAAGTCTAATTTATTTAATTTAGGTAATTCTAAAGGAATAAATTTAGGTACTGGTTTAGTTTTTTCATCTAATATTTTACCTAATGTTTCGGTCATTTTTTCTAATGAAAATTTAGTTTTAGATATGTTTGCTTGTTTTTTAGCTAATGGGAGATACTTTTTATAATTTTCAAATACTTCTTTTAAAGCATACCCTGCTTGCCCATCATTTGGAGCAAACCATTGTGAATCAGCAATCAACATATTAGGTACTACTGCTGATGCATGTATTGGTTTTAATTCACCTCCTACTAAAATAGCAGCATCTTTATCTAAGAAATCAATATGACCTGACCATCCTGAAGCAATTACTGGTTTTTCTGTAACTGTAAATTCAAGTAATGGACGACCAAATCCTTCACCTTTAGTAAATGATACCATCGCTTTAACTTTAGAATGATTATATAAATCATTTATATCTTCGTCCTCTAAATCACCATGTAATAAGTAAATATTAGGTAAACGACCTTTTACTGTTTTGCGAACCGCTTCAATTTTATCTAACATTGAGTTACGATCCATAATTGAAGTAGTAGCTGAATTAGTTTTCATAATTAAAGCAGGAGCATTAGTTTTACCTTTAAATACTTCTAAAAATGCTTTAATCATATAACCTACATTCTTTCTATCTTCACCAAATTCACCTTGCAACCAGTGTCCTACAAATAAGAATGCAAAATCTTCTTTAATTTTTGATATTTCAGCAGTTAAATCTGTTTTTGCTGGAGTTGTTTTAAAATATTTGGTTAAATCAATACCTTCAAACAATGTTTCAACTGGTGATGTTAATTTGATAATAGCTGTTGTTTTATTTGTATTTTTATCTTTTTGTTCGAATTGACTATTTTCAAATACTGTTTTTGCGTGTTGAGATGAAACTAAATTTAAATCCATTCTATTACAACCCTCAATCCAAGATGGATCACATATAGTAGTTTCAATTCCTGCTGTAACACCAATACTTAGATGTTTACCTACTTTTTGGAATTCGTTTGGTACTGTAATCTGAAACCAAACATCTGGAGCTACTATCATTTGAGGAATAATACGATCCAATAGATCCTTTTCTTCAGCAATATCTTCATTCAAAAAACCAAACGGAGTAGAACCCCAACGTTGAGATAGTAATTTAATATCCCATTCATCACCTTTGGCTTTAATTAATGATTTAATAAAATCTCTTGAGCGTGCACCGTATCCACTAAATGTGTCTACGGGTGAGCTTACTATACATAACGGCTTATTCATGTTCTGATACTGGATATTTTAAATGATTTGGTTTATAATCTTCAATTTTAATTAAATTAAACACAGGGCGTGGTGTCCATGAATTAAATGTTTCATTAATACCATCAATTACATTAACACACATATTTGCTGCTGTCATCATTGATTCGTCTGATGTTACCCACTCACGAGCCGCATCTCCTAATTTGGAATACTCATTAGCATCTTCCATTTTTAGAGTATATGCTTCTAATAATTGATTAGCTACATCTCTAAAATCACATCTATCATCAAAGATATATGGTGTTGGAGGGGATCCGATTAATGAAACGTTACTTGGGAATACTGGAAACGCCCATTTACCATGTTTTTTATATTTACCTAAATGATTTGATCCGAATGATTCTGTGAATTTAATCCAATTACCATCTTCATCTTCAAAACGCATTTGATCCTGCATACCTCCAGTTACATTTGCTAAAATCGGAGTACCCGCCATCATTGATTCGGTAAGCGATAATCCCCAACCTTCATTCGAGGATATCAATGCTGTAATATCGGCTATATTATAATAATAATTTAGTTGAGATTGAGTGATTTTTTGGTTTGAGATAAAGATATTTTGTTGTTTATCTCCCATTAACATTTCAATCACCTTAGGTAAATCAGTACCATTATCATCAACAGCATCTGTATGTAATATTAGAGCACATTTATCAGCTTGTTGTTTTGGTAATTGATCTAAAAATGTTTTAAATGCTAAAATTAAATCAGATGTTGATTTACGTCTTAAATTACGAGCGTTATGGAATGCAATAAAATCGAAATCTCTATCTCCTAATGCTTGTTTTTTAAATGCTTTTAATTCTTCACTTGCTTTATCTAATGGAAAGAAATATTTTTCATTAATTCCATGAGGAACATATTTAATTAACTTATCGTAAGCTACATCACCTAATACTACACGATTGATATTTTCTGTTTGTTTAGAAATAGCAAATAACGTATCGCATGATTCATAGTATGGTTTATTATACAATGGATAAGGCAAATCATCCCAAATATTTAAATAAATAATAGGTAATTGTTGGCGTAGTTCACGTTCATGTTGGAATAACCAAATCCAATAACGTGGATCAGTAAACAACATAATTGCGTCTGGTTTTTCAATTTGGATAATTTGTCTTACAAATTCAATAGTACCATAACCATCTGTAGGGTAAACCATTACTGATGAGTCTTCAATACCTGCATTTTTATTAGTATCTGAAGATAAATCTAAACGAGTACCTTTTTCAGGGTGATTAATTGCACCTCCAATATTTACCCAATTAAAATGAGGTGATGTTCCTACAACAATTTCTCGAGCCATTGTCGCAATGCCCGAAGTAAATCTGATGTCATCGCATAGTAATAGGATTTTTTTCCTTTGTTCTTTAGGAATGTAGTTTTGCATAACTTACTTGTATTGTGTTTTAATTTGATTCCATTTGTCTTCTCCTAAATAATACCATGGTTTATGATATCCTAGAGTATTTAATTTAAATATACTTTCAACACTGAATTGGGATGCTATCTCTATGGGAGCTAACTTTCCAATATTGGTGTTAACCATAGTTCGGGTAAAATATAAATCTTCCCCACAATCTCTACCCCATTGGTAATTAGCACATATATAATGCATTATTTTTGGGTTTCTTAATGATAGACCTCCGTTACCAACATATGGGAATTGTGGATATGGGGCTCCTATATAATCATACTCAAGAAATTTTTCAATCCCATCCTTTAGTAAACCACTATCACTTTGGAAAATTAATACTCTATCGTAATTTATAAAATTACCCCAAAACTCTAACCCATAATCAGTTAATAATAAATTATATCCATGAGTTGTATCATCATCTAATACAACATCATGTATAGTGTAATTAATGTCAAACTTATTTAGTATATTTTGATATTTATCTTTAAGTTCTAAAGATGTAAATAAGAAGTAATTTGTGCTTTTAGGTAAAAAGGGAACATGATTGTTCATTACTTTTTCTAAATCAATATCTCTATTTTCTACTATAGCAGCACACAACATAACCTTTTATTTTTATTACAAACTTCCTGACATTACTAATGCATTGTGATTATGAATCTGTAATCTAAATTCGTCATTATTTAAATACAAATGCATTGCTCTATTCATTAACTTCTGTAAATTAAATTTATTTTTTATAGAGGCCATTTTAAATTCCTCAAATATGTCTCCGTGTACTTTTACACTTGTCAAGACTAATTGTTCATTTTTTCCCATTTTATGTATATTATTATATTTGTATATAAATATATAACAAATTTAGAAAGATGAATCTTTATCACATAGTTCTTTATTGTCTTTAAACGGACACCACTGACATGATTCCTTAGACACATTCTTAACTAGTTCTGCTGATTTATAAGTGCCATCAGCGTTGAATACTGTATTGATAAATTCTGTAATGTGTGATACTGCTTTAGTGCGTTTGCCTTTACCTGATGCGGGTTCAACGATTTGAATGCGTTTTTGAGGAAAATCGAGATTTTCATATAGTTTACGTTTAACGATGAAGAATTCTACATCGATTTGTTCTGGGTCGATATTATACTGTTTAGCAAAGTATTCTTTATATAGAATAATCTGCTGCATTTTTAGTTCATCCTTTTTCTCCTTATCCTTCCATCCCATTTTAGATGTTTTGATATCGAATATTTTAATTTTATTAGTATTTTCGTTGTATAATACAAAGTCAATATATCCTTTAAGATAAACATTAGGATGATTATCATCAATCGGTTGTACTAATGGCATTTCGATTCCAACCAAATCCCATTTTCTAGTACTGAAGTATTCGCCTTTATTCTTTTTAAAATAATCGATAATAGCTAATCCGTCTTCATAATACTCACGCATTTCTGATGGTGATGAAAAATGAATGCCTTTATTTTCTTTAAGTGTTTTCTTATACTCGTCTGAGAATGTCTGTTGAAAGAATGATTCAATGTCTAAACGATCTGCTTCAGCACCGCTTGTATCAAACATAACTTGAATGTAATGCTGCATTGCTACGTGTACTGATGTTCCAAAAACAGCAGCCATTGATGGTTGATAGATACGATACCCTTCCCTATATTCTAGACCCCAACGAAATGGACATTTAGCATAGATAGAGAACTGAGAGTATGAAATTGTTTTATCATTTTGATAATTTATTTCTCTTACCGCTTTGTTTTTTATTTCCTTTAGAAGGGCGGGTATCGGTGTTTTGGCCATAACTGTTTAATATGTCTTGAAATTGATCGTTGCTTAATAAAGCAAGATAATCGTTTGCTTCTCTTTGAGATACTTGCAATAATAAAGATAATTTAGACACTTTATCCTTATCTATCTTCTCAGTTGCTGCTTTAGTGTATTTGAAATACTTTTTAGCTTTTGGTAATAATGATAAATAAATATTATATACTTGTTCTGTATTCAAATTAGGTATTGCTTGTACTTCATTAGCAAATATACAGTATTCAGAGCTCATAGATAAGTACCTATGTAGCATGTAAACATTAATGCTTTTAATTTCAGCATCAGTTAACTTGCTATAAGGTACCTTATCGTATGATAAGTAAGATAATATCTTAAAGAACTCATTCATTATTCAGGACGTGGAAAACGTGAACGTTTTGGAGCATCGCTTACATCTTCAACTGATGGAGCGCCTGCTGATGGTTGTGCTTTAGGCATAAATTGTACGTTTACATGCCCACACTTATCGCAAGCAAATACAGGAATTGGCATCATACCATCTTGAGCAGTTCCGGTGATAAAGCGGGAAATACTGCGTAATACTACTGCTTCATGGAATGTAGCGTTACCACACTCATCGCATGTTATCTCGGTAGTATCTTCGAGATTAATGTTCATTTTTACTGGATCCATTATTTAATTATGTTTATGATTGAGGCGATACACGCCATAAAATTGATTTCTTTATCTACTACTGTTGCATGCTTGAATTGATATTCAGCTAATGTCATTGTAATTAAGCCATTATCTTTACCTAATTCATCATATAACGCTCTATACATTGGTTCAAAGTCAGATATATTATTATCTACTAGATATTGTCTAACTGATTTGAATGCGTCTTTACCTTGAATCAACTTAACTACATCTGATATATCGAATTTAGTATCGATTTTAGTAACTGTTAGTTTACCATCAACAGTATGTTGTTGAGTTACATTAA